GGCTCTGAACCAGGATGATTGACCTGCGGAACACGAGTGCCGTTGAAGTACAGCAGGCCGCTCGGGTTCTTCGCCTTGATCGTGTGGGGCGCCGTGCCGTATTCGACCAAGCGCGCGTACCAGGCCTTGTCGTCACCAGCCACGATATGCACCGTCAGGTCAGGGTCGCCCTTCCCGCCCGATGCCATACCGCGCACATTCGCATTCTCCGGCGTGTAGGTGCCCTTCACCTTACGGATCGATCGCTTCAGATCGCCGCTATCCTCCGGTACGAGGCGCTGCTGCATGGCGACGATCTCGTCTGCGCCCTTGTCGAGCGCGCCTGCGATTTCCTTGCGCACCGCGTCCGGGATCGCCGCCAGCTTCGCCAGCAACCGCTCCCGGTTCCTCATCCTTGACAGCGCCATGACCACTCTCCACGAGCTCGACAGCACCAGCCCGCATGGCCGCAACGTAATGAGCCTCCGGGATGAGGAGGACGTGACCGGCCTTGTAGGCGATATCGACGCCGACAGACACGCGGTAGTCAAAATCCCGCGTGAACCTCACTCTCTTCGCCATCTCGGCCTCAAACCGCGACACCGCTCTCGACGAGAAGATAGACCCACTGCCGGTCGCTGATCTGGTCGATTTCGCGGATGTTGTAGACCGTCCCGCGGCGGGCATCGACCATGCGCCAGCTCTGCTGGATGCCCCTGGCGGCAGCGCATTGGCGAATGCGCACCTTGAAAATCGACCGCCCCTGCAGACGGGCCGCCTCCACACTCTCGCCGCCGCGCGCATAGATGAATTGCGCCCGGCAAGAGAATTCCGGCGCCCAGCCGTTCGTCGTGTTGCCATACCCGTCCGATTGCTGGACGGGCTTGTCGAAGGCGACTTTCTCGTAAAGGAGTCCCGCATCCATCAGACGCCAGTCCTCCTGTAGGGCGCGATCAGGGCCGATACCGCGAAGGGCAGCTCCGCCATTCCGCCGTCGCCCGCCGCGCCACGGTTCTCGTACCAGTGCGCGACAAGCAGCAATATTGCCGCCTTGATGGCAGCCGGCACGTCCTCTGGCTCCGCCCCCGCCTCATAGGTCACGCTCACGGCATCGGGGCGGCTGCAGTGCTCCGGCCAGGATTGATCTGGCTTCAGCCCCACATAGTCCCCGAGCGGGCCGTGAAGCAGCGTGTAGACATCGCTGGAAAGCGTCTGCTGCGCATTGTCCGCGTCATAGTAGGTGACGCTCGCAATGCTCTTTACCGGGCCAAGAGCGAGGCGCATGCAGCCGAAGCTCGGGAAGTCCTGGCGCCAGGTCTGGCTGACGATGCAGCGCCCGAGAATGCCGGTCCACCCGTCCAGATGATCCACCGCCGCCGCAAGCAGTGCCTCCAGCACGGCATCATCGTCATCGTGATCGACGCGACAATGCCCCTTCACCTCGGGGAGGCTGACGGGCGTGTCGCTCGGTGGTGTAATCAGGACGGGGGGAAGCATGTTAACCGCCGCTCGCGCGTGAGTGAGAAAGGACGGGGCCGAAGCCCCGCCCGTTAGTTCGAGACGTAGGCCGTATCCGAGACCGTTGCGCCCTGCTCGGCGGGACGGCGCAGCGGCTTCAGGATCGCGATGACCTCGCCATAGGCGATGTTCGCCGTGGCCGAGGTGCGCACCGCCTGCACAAAGCGCTTCGCCGGCTTGCGATACTCGGTGACCAGCACCGTGCCATTGATGTCGTCATTGACCGCACATGTGACTGTAGCAGCCGTGCCGGTGACATCGGCCATGCCGGCGTCGCTGTTCTCGTCGTTCTCCTGCACCACCATCTTGGCAACGCCGGTAGCCGCGCTATCGGTGATCGTGGTGACGAACATGACGGACTCATAGCCGTCCATGTCGATGATGGACGAGTTGCTGTCAATCGAAGAACCAGCCGCGACGGCAGCGCCGACGTAGCGGACTTCGAGATTATCGAGAAGACCGTGCATTGGTCTGTTCCTTTCATCAATTCCGTGGAAGACGATAGGCGGCGGAAAACCGCCGCCAATGCTCCGATTAGGACGCGGCAAACCGCAGGAGCTTCACGGCCTCGAAATTGACCACGCCACCGCCAACGCGCCGGGTCGTGTAGAACTTCACGAAGGGCTTGGAGGTGTAGGGGTCGCGAAGCACGCGGATGCCCTGACGGTCCACGATCTGGTAGGCTGCCGCGAAGTCGCCGAAGGCGATGGAGAGCGAGCCGCTGGCAAGCGCCGGCATGTCCTCGGCGCGGACGATCGGATAGCCGAGAAGCGTCTCCGGCGTGCCGAGGGTGAGAGCGGGCTGCCAGAGGTACTCACCGGTCCCGTTCTTGAACTTCCTGATAGCCGTGACGAGCTTGCGGCTCATCATCCACCGTGCATTCGCAAGATACGGCTGCTTCAGGAGGCCGACCAGGTCGAACAGCTTGTCAGCCGGCTCGCTGTCGGCAAATGCGCCGGCCTTGCCCGTGTTGACGTGGCCGATCTTGCCCCACGCAACGCCGGAACCGGTATCCGCAGCGGTCGGGTAAGAGGTCAGGCCTCGAATCTTGCCGGTGTCGCCCTTGACGAACTCGGCATTCTCGAAGCGGGCGAACTTGTCCGCGACCTTGCCGGCAAGCCAGCCCTCGACATCGATGGCGGCATCGTCGAGCAGCTGCTGGGTGGCCTTCGGCTCGGTGTCGATCCAGTAGACCTGGATTTTCCACTTGCCCACCTGCGGGGTATCCGCGTTGCCGCTGGTGTTCTGCTCACCAGCATAACCGGCACCGGCCTCGTCCAGATCCTCGATGCCTTCCAGCGCGTCGGTGGAGATCGTCTGCTGCGAGGCGACCTGACGCATGGGCGAGGTCTCGTAGACCTTGCGGACGATGCGGCCCGACAGATCCGGTGTGACGAAGTAGCCGCCATCCGGGTCGGAACCCGCCGAAAGCGTCTTGACTTCCTCAGCAGTCAGGAGCCGTTCGTTCTTCCTCAGGAAGGAATTGAACGCCGACTTGTACTCCTGATAGTCCTTCATTTCGAAGGGAGTGAAGGACTTCTTCTGATCCGCCGCGATGGCGGCCAGCGTCGTGTTGAACTCCTTCAACTCGATCAGCGCTTTGGCCTCGGCCTCGCTGTTGACCTGCAGGCCCTCGCGGTTGATGCGGGCTTCCAGTTCCTCGCGCTCCTTGCGCTCGGCCTCGATCTTTGCCTCCAGGGCCGTCTTGGCCTCAATGGCCCGGTCCAGATCCTTCTCGATCCGATCCAGCTTTTCCGCCGTCAGCGCATCGTTTTTCTTCAGCTCTTCGTGCGTTTCCTTGAACGCCTCGAACGCCTTGCCCTGCTCTTCGATCAGTGACTTGATTTCCTCAAGCGCCATAGTGAGTTCCTTTCAGAAGATCAGTGTTTCGGCGCAGTCGCATGATCAGCGCCAGTTCTTCCGCAGACAGCTCATCACGAGCGCCTGTTTCGTCGGTGTCCACGGCATCGCGCCGGAAGAATTCCTTGAGGCCGGATATCGCCTTCACGGCATCCGCTCGCGACAGGCCCTTTCCCCGAAGGGCTGCCTCAAGCTCGCGAATTTCGGAAACGGTCAGTTCGTCCAGAGACTTCACGCTCTGCACACGCGCCCTTTCATTCGCCGGGAACGTGACCAACGACACCTCCAGAAGCTCCACCTTCTTCAGCGTGCGCCGCGGATCTTCTGGCTTCGCGCGCATCGTCCACTCGATGGCTCGGTAGCCGATCGATAGACCCGTAATTGCCGGACGCGGCGTCATCTTCAGAAGCGCATAGGTGTCGCGCCCTCGCTGCGTGTCGGCGAGCTTGCCTTCGACCCAGAGGCCCTTCTCATCCTCCCGCATGTCGGTCCAGACGCCGATAGGCATGGCGTCATCGCCTCCACCGAGGATGCCGCCGTGCTGGAGGAGCATCGCCGGCCAGTTGCCCGACTCGCGCGCCTTCTTCAGCGTCTCCGCGAAAGCCCCCGGCACAATGACATCGCCATAGGCATCGACATTGTTGAAGTATGCGCCGTACCCGGCGAATGTCATCTCCTCCCCGTCCGCCGCAAACTTGCATTCGAGCGGGGTGAAAAAGCTCTCTCGCTTCATTGGCTATTCCTCTGCCGGTCCCGGCTCGTCTGAGGATGCTTGCTCGCCTGTGATCAATTCCGGGAACATGTCCCCGCCTTCTACCGGGGACAACTCTTCTAGGGCGCGGACTTCGTTCCTGGTCATCCAGCCGGGTTGCTGAGTGGTCCCGAGCGCCGCCTTGTAGAAATTCGCCCGATCCGAGGCCGCGCCGCGCATCAGCGCGTTCGGGGTGAACTTCGTGTAGTATCCCTGCTCCAGATCTTCATCGGAAAGCAGGTGCACGTCCGCGCTCTGCTCGATCCGCTGATACCAGGGCGAAAGCGTGTGGACGACATGGGCTAGGAACATCTGCTCCGCGCTGGCATATGTCGCGGTCTTGTCCGCGTGCCCCACCATGATCGGCATGACGCCGAATTCCCGGCAGATTTCCTCGATCTGGTGCTTCCGGGTCTCGATCAGCTGCTGATCGGCCGCGCTCATCACGGTCGGCGTATACTTCGCTGAATCATCGACGATTATCGGCTTGCCGAAGCGCTCACCGCCCGGAAGATGCTTATCCAGCCAGGCAGCGAGAAACTCGTAGCGATCCGGCGAGAGCTTGTTTGCCATCGAGAGGACGCCGGAAGTCTTGGCCCCATTCCTCTGAAACTCGGACTGTCCCTTCTCCAGCGCCATCGAAAGCCCGATGGCTTCACGCGCCAGCTTCACCGCCTCCAGACCGAGATAGCCGTTCCAGCTTGGCCCGCGAAGGTGCCAGATCGCGTCCTGACCGAACTTCTGCGAAGCGCCCTTCTCTGAAGTGACTGTGTATTCCAGAGAGTAGTCCGGCTTCTGCTCCACCTGCACCCGATTGGGCTCAATCGGGATCATCTCCCTGATTTTCCGATCACGCCCCACGCGGTTGACGAACACAAACGCGTTGCCCGTCAGCAGGACGTGGAACATGAGCATTTCGCGGAATTCATAGCTCGTCTGCCACGAATTCGGCTGGCGATAGATCAGCCTGTAAAGCGGATGCGCGCTTGCGGGTGCCCGCCCCCCAGCATCGTCCTCCTTGTAGATGCGAAAAGGTACCTGAGCGATGCCATTCGCAATCACACGGACGCAGGCAAGCACGGTCGAGACATAGAGCGCGGTTTCCGGAGTCACCCTTGTGCCGGACGAGGACACTGGAAGACCGCCCCGCAGGGCTGCTTCGCGCAGCGTCGGATCGTCGCTCTTGCCTTCCAGGCCGAGCAGCCGTCTGAAAAATCCCATATGCGATTCCCTTTAGGCTACTTCCCAGAAAGATTTGCTAGCGGCTTCCGGGTTCCTGACCATGACGGTCACCGCGTTGAAGAGCGCGATTGCCGGGTCGATCTTGGCGTCGCCGGCGTTCTGCTTCGTGGCCCTGATAGCC